TAATACATCATTCTCTTCTGGAGTGAATGTCAGATCATCTTGCAGGATAGTGAACTTACGATCATCTAGTGTAAGGTTTAGCTTATCGACTAGACTGGATTTAATCTTACGAAACATCCCATTCACTGTCTGGTCAATACCGTTTGTACCGCCTGTGTATGTCTCGGTTACTGGATCAAATATCCCATTAGTAGCAGATCGTTGATAACGTACTGACGTAAGGTTTGACCTAAACTCTCTTATCCAAGCATTTGCTATTTCACGCTTGATATTCTCTCTAAACATATTCCCTCCGATTACATAGGCCAGCCGATTATCTAGGCCAGTAGCGTTCTTCATCTACTGGATATAGCTCAGGGAATTGCTTATCGAATTGTATACCACCTTTTGTGAATGATGGTTTGACAGTGGTGCTATCATTACGTGTATTGTCAAACTGTGCTCGGTCAACACCACCGAAGAAGATAGGAAGCACGCCAGAGGATCTAGCAATAGTTGCTTGCTTAGACAACTCCTCATAGAGCATCTTAAACTGATTAGCCTTGTCGCGATATTCAATACGAACATCATCCACTTCAGCTACATCAGCTTTGTGTAGATATTGTGTCCAGAGTGCCTGAGCCAAACCTTTAGCTGCATCTAGGACGCGATTGTTATTGGTGAGCAGTAGAGCTGAGATTGTTTCGTCTTGGAAATACGGAGCAGCCTCTGTCACATCTTGGATAAGGAATCTTACTTGAGAGATCGTGTCAGATAAATCTGGATTGAATGTAAAAGCCATTTAGCCTCCTAAAAGAATATGTCAGCGGGGTGGTGTGGACGGAGATGTGTCGTTGCTGGATATTACGCCGGAAGAATTTGTTCCGTGTGGTGTGGGGGAGGCTCCGGCTAAAGAAGCCTCTGGTTAGAGAGGCTTTTGGTTGAGAGTGTCTAGTCCGAGAATGTCGTGAGTAAAGAGTTCTGTGTTGCCTGAAGATTTTAGGATTGGTGGGCCTTGATAGCGGTGTTCTTTAAACAGGTTCAGATAATACTGCTCTAGTTCGAATGCTTTACGCCCTTCCTTAAATTCGAGCATTCTCAGACAGGTTATTTTGGCATAATCCTCTGGACAAAAACGATCTCTGAGTTTTGGTTTGTTAGTTATCCCTATCTTGTAATAGGTGTTATCACCATCTCGTAACTTTAAGTAATATAAATATCCAGTGATATCAGGTTTAAACCCTCGCACTGCACAAGAAGGGCAACCGCGTGCGCCAGATAGAAGACTGTCAATACGGCTTTCCCACTTGTACCCGCATTCTACGCACTCTACCGAGTGTTTAAATCGCGTTGCCCTGAATGATTCGTTTAGTCTGATATTGTGTGACTGTAACACATCGAACACTTCCCAGTGATCCCTTCTCAAGTTGTCATACCTGCAATCACTACAATACCTTCCTCGTCTAATGTCCTTCATGTGGATAAGGCGTCTGTGACCGTTCCTACAAACAACATAAAACTTCTCTAATCTCGTTGTGGGTAGTGTATCTTGTGCTAGTTCTAAACCAGCCTCATTGATTTCTTGTAAAACATTACTCATGTCTTTTCTCATACTCCCTCCTAATTATAAAGAAAAGAGTATTAAAACACACTTGCTGAAAGCCTGTCAAGACTTAATCCAGACAGGCTTTGGACAAGAATGCTTACGCAGTGATCTTGATTAGGGATGCCACTTCAGTCGGGAAGACCAGAGGTGCCATTTCTACAGACATTTCTACAGACTGATCCTTACCGTCATCCCACATCCATGCGTACATTTGCTCAACAGCGTTTGGATTGTGAGTGGTAGACAGGCGGCTAGAAGGCCCATAGTATCCGCGTGCGATACCTTCTACGCGAGGTACGATGAAGCCAGTGCCGTCTGCAACGAGTGCTTCTGTTGTACCGGTGGGCAGCTTGAAGGAACCATCTAGTGAGTGGATGCGGAAACCACCTGTGGTGAAGCTATCGGTGATGTCATCACGCATTGGGTTGACAGTGGCGCTGAAATATTTGTAAGCCTCAGACATCGAAGAATGAGATACAAATGCATCATACAAGTCTGGAGCTAGGTACATATCCACGCCATTGAAGAAACCACCGTTCTTCAGGTTAGCCCGTACTAGACGCTTGATTTCACGCAGCTTGGTTGGTAGGTCAGTTGTAGAAGTTGCTACGTCAAGAGCTACTTGGCTACGTGTGATCCCGAACTCGTCAAACATGGACGCCCATACGGTTCCGTCAGGACTTACACACTTGCCTTCAGCCAACGCCTTTAGCTTTAGGTATTCAAGTGTCTGTGAGGCTTGTCGATTCATTTTAGCCAGTTTGTCTGCAACAGCCATATCTACAGTGGTTATGCCGTCAGCAGTACCGGGCATACGGACGCTCAAGATGTCCTCTTGGGTTACCGCATCGTTATGTTTGAAGTAACCAAGTGGTAGAGCGCGAGTCTCTACAGTATCATCTTTACCATAGGTAGAACCACGACTACCACGCTCAGAAGCTGGTAGAAGAGTGGTTTGGGTGGCGTTAATGTCGAAAAGAATGGCGGTCTGGGTGGTAGGCCGCATATCGAAAAGACTGTCGTCAAAGATTTTGTATTGACGGTCAATCTGGTTAATCTCTTGTGTAAGATCAATCAGCTTGTTAAAATCGCGAGGATCGTGGGTAACTGCCATTGTTGTATCTCCTAGTTATTCTGAATTAGACTTGTTCGCGAACTACAACACCGAGAGATTCAATCTCAGCTACAGCAGTTTCAATCTGACCGGCGTCATGTGCTACATCGAACACAAGCGCCTGTTTAGCAATGATTGCGGGGCCACGCACCAGTACGGCAACTTCAGTATCAGTAGCTGCTGCAACATCAGTGTTGGCTACAACGATGGCTGCTGCCACCTCAGACCCATCGACAGCCGCACTATCAGATACTGTGTACTTACCAGTGGCTGTGACTTTACCTAGTACAGAACCTACGGACAGGGATGTGGCGTCTGTGATATTGACAGTTACAACTTCACGGCAGTAACCATGCTCTTTTGCATATTCATGCTTAAGCAGATTGCCAAGTAGAGGCTTACGAGTAGCGATCAGAGACATATTTATTTCCTCTTAAATTATATTACTTAGATTCTTTGCGAGCTTTCACGGCTTTCATTACGCCGCTAATCTGTTCTTCTTCTGGCTCAAGGTCGTGACCAACTTCACCAAGACCTTCTACGCCCTTAGCAATCTGAACAGCCTTTTCCAGCACAGACATAACGCCAGCCAGTTCTTCTTGCTCAGCCATCTTCATCAGAGCTACACCAAAAGATTCTTTGTCTTCTACGCCTAGCACTTCGAAGTCAGCAGCCTTGGCTACATACTCAGCTTTCTTGGCTTCAGCTTTCTCTGCTTCAAATTGAGCAAGAGATTTTGTTAGTTCTTCGATGCGGCTTTCTTTTTCAGCAACAGCTTTCTGAATCTCAGCCTGCTGTTCTTCGAGAGCCTTCTGAATAAGAGCCTCTACAGCACTCTTTTCAATTACTTCGCTCATTGGTTTCTCCTGTTTATCTTGGAGGGAATTGTCGGCAACATTGCCTTTCTCAATATCGCTAACAGGAGATTCCCCGCCAGCATCTTTAGTGATATGATTATCAACATCTTTGATAGTCACATTACTAAATTTAGCAAGAGACTTTACAATCTCTTCTAATTCTTTACGTTCTGTGTCAGAGACAGCATCCACACCTTCGTTACGAGCTTTCTGTAACAACTCCACCTTACCATATAGGTCATGTTCCATAAGCTCGGCTAGGTCTTCCACCATTTCTTCTTGACGCTTCTCCCCAGTGTACTCAGACATGTCTTTTCCGTAGCCAAGCATATCGGCTAGGAATTTAGCGTCTCCTTCCCACATGTAAAAGAATCGTTCCAGAAAGTCTTTCATAGACAGCTCTACAACCACATCTGTTGCTTTCGTAATGAGCGTCTTATACATATTGGCCGCTCCATTCTGTTCACGATGCACTAATGCTACATGTGCATTCGCTCCAGAGAAATCGAACTTGGTTAGTTTCTTTTTAGCCTTATCCATCTAGTGTCTCCACATTAGCCATACAGCCTACAGACAATCCGTTCCACTCTCCGTCCTTAACACCTTGCCAGAGAGCATCATCAGCAAACTTCCACGTCTGTAACCAACTACCTGCTGGTACATACTGATCCCCTAGCTCAATGTCTACAGGGATGATGTATGACTCAACAATCTTGGCTGTACCTTCGTCCACCATAACCAGATGACCCAGATTCGCTTTCATGCAATTCTCGTAGAAGTTGTAGCAAGCATCTTCCACTGTCTCTCGGTCATAGAAGTCACCATGTGCATCAAAATCAGATGTGTCTGACATAGCTTTGAGCACAACGAATGTAGCCATACGTTTTTCTGTATTGACTGCCTTCACAACTTCAACTTGCTTAGTGTCACCAAAATGCTTTTCAAGGAATTCGGAGAAGGCTTTAATCATATTGTCTTTATCAATCATCACGCTTCTCCTTCGTATGTTCCGTCAAGAGCTTTAATCAGATTGTCAACCATCGCATCATCTTGTTCAGCAAGGGCGTCAGGGGATGCTACAGCAGCTTCCGTATCAGCATTCTTAGTCATACCAATACGCTGAGAGATTGCTTGGTGTACGTTCACTGGTGTGTCTAGGAATGTACTGCTATCATCACGCTCTGGTAGATCAGCTCGCTTACGAATAGCATTCTCAAGATGCTTGTCGGCAGTCAGGTACGAACCTACGTTCTGGAGGAAGCCGCCAAGATCAGCCAAACTAGCTGCACCGATTGGCTTATGAACCAGCTTACATGTCTGTGTATCATCCCAGCCATTCATCCGATATAATGTCGGGATAGCCTTACGGTTAAACTGTTCGGCAATGATTTCCAGATAAGCCTCTAGGGTCTGGATGAATGTGCCAATCTTATTATCGGACAATGCAAACGAACCACTCGAAGAGGAACCCATCAGGATGAAGTCTGACAACATACTCTGTGCAATACGATAATCGTAACGCTCGATCACTTTAGATGTATCAATAGAACGTGTACCACGGCTTGCCACAAGATCGAAGTTGAACAACTCTTTGTTGGATGTCTCGTCCGTATCACTTGGCAAGAACAAGCAAGCCTGTTCATTGTTACGCACATTAGTACCAATACGAATGAAGTCTTGGAACACTTTATAGCGATCTGGATCTTCTTGTGGATCAGCCATGAAATATTCCATTGGAATACGGAATACAGGCAAACCGTTCATTTCACGCTCAATACCAACAGCTTCGTAATACTCTAGCTTGGTTTTCTTGTCCCAAGCGTAGTAGGCATTCTTTAGAATAGAACGTCCGAGAGGATTGTTACGTTCAGAGTCAGTGCGGAAATGTAAGAGTCGTGAATAAGGAATCTCGATCTCTGTTGTAGCTTTAGGAGTGAATCCTGCTAGATTAGCTGGACACTGTTTGATCTGATCAAGATTGCCTCGTTCATCAAACTTAAAGCCAGAGATTGTTTTCTGTGATCGGGAAGGAAAATCTTTCCAGATGAAATTCCCTTTATACACTTTGTACGTGGGTTCGTGAAAAGAGAAACCGTACTCGATGAAAGATAATA